AGGTGATTACGGAACCACGCGACGCCCGCTCGAAAGCGAGCGCCGTTTGACGATCCAGACACGAAGGAGGAAAAATTCTTGCCAAGTGAAGTCACGTACTCAGACTCGCGTAACTGACCAAATCGTAGAGTAGGAACGATCCGAAGATCATCCCCTTTCCACGAAAGTAAGGTACTGTTAAAAGTACCAAACTGGTCAGAAACGTCCGTCTTAGTACGCTCGACTTCAAGCCCCAACTCCCCAACAGTATCCATCCAAGCATCCGAAACGAATTTCGTAGATTGGAAAAGGATATCGTCTCCGTTGATGAGACACGGCACCTTGCGTGCGCGTGCGAGAGTCATCCCAGACCGACCCATGGCCCACAGAAAAGAAAAACGATTCTGTAGGCACAACAGGGGAAAACTGAGATAACTCCCCATCATCTGGCCGATTTTCGGCTTTCCTACGTCGATCCGCTTTTCGGAACCTGGTCCGTCAGGGATCATGTAATAAAGGTGCGGACGTAGGATAGCCATCGCGTGCTTGCGCACGAGGCCAGACACGGAGACGGAGTTGCGGAGGAGGGTATCGACAATTGTCTCGGCAACCTCGATAGAGAGCCCATCTGTGGCAGATTTAAAATCGCCAGAAGTTAAAAGGGGCTCTTTACCGAGAGCAAAGCCGGCGCGGTGAAGGGTGTCCGCACTGAGATCGCCTCGAGACAACCACTTATGCTTCGAGATACAGTTGTAAATCGATTTATGAAGTGGCCGGAGCACGAGAGCATCGGTGGAAAACTTCGTGAGAGGCCTAGGCTTCCCAGAAGATTGAACAACGATGACCTCGGCCTCGGGCGGCGGGAGATCCGAATCGAGAGTGAGACACGCTTCAATAAAAGAGGCATGGTCAATCTCAGATCCGAGAGCTCCGCCATTTGATCTCGAGCACTCAGTGGTGCCAGACAAGGGGGGGGAGGTGCGAAGAACCTGTCCTTCGTAGTCGACTCCAACGTCCCATCCTTTTGGGAAGAGTTGTTGAGTCTGACGAACTACGAAGTCAAGGTAACCGGGTGGCAGGTTCCGCTTAGGTGCGCGGAACCCACGAACAAGCTTGTCCATCATTGGCCGCTCCATGCATTTGCATGATGCGGGTAAGATTTTCTTGATGGATTGCCATGTCAGAATTTCCCGAGGGTCATTCGACAGGCAACAACCTAAAAGCTTCTTTACACTCGCGGCCAGGTTGGCGCACGAGCTGGAGTCGAG